ATGAGTTACTGTGTTTGGAGTTCGAAAGCGAATCACGTTGTTTTGACGCGTAATGATTTGAATGTGTTCTTTGATGGGTTCGAAGTGGAGGCCATTGAGGCGACGCTTTGGGTTTACCAAGGTTCGGTCACGGTTGCGGCTCTTACAATTACCGATGAAAATCGCACACAAATGATGAGCCTTGCTAAGCGTATGCAAGTGCTCGGTGCCACCAATCATGGTGAGCCGCTCAATGCGGCAGGAGTGGCGGCATGATTCATCAACTCTATGCGTCAACATCCACAATCGACGCCATTTTGCGTGGTAAACGCATTCATCACTGCCCGTTTGAGGCAGTCGAAAAAGGTCATAAAATCCGCCTAAGCGATGGGCAAATTTATGTGTACATGCTGGTCTGCAAGGTTTTCTCAATCGGTGCAAAGCAAACGATTGAGGTGAGCTGGTTTAGTGCTGGCCCTGAAGAAATCCGCAAGCAAGAGGACGCGCCGGAGGCATTGGCTGTTGATGGCGCTGAATCTTCTCAACTGTGGGTTGGCGAGGTGGCCTAATGGAAATCATCGCCCGTTTTGGGGCGGCGCCACTGCCGCCCAATGACAACACACTCCTTTACGCCGTGTCGGGGACAACCCACGCGGCGAAAGCTCGCCAAACTCTTACCGCGCCGAAGTGCGGTTTTTTTGCGTCCGATTTTGCAAGTTGGGACGAATCGCAACAGCAAATCTTAAAGAATGCCGAGCAGTTAACGCCGGCACGTATCAAGGCGATCTCGGAACACTTCCGCGAAGCGGCGGCGCAAGCCGAAAGTAATAGGCTGGTCAAAGGGCGCAAAAGTCGGACAGGCAGCAAACCGGCTTATCATCGCTCGATTCGCACCCGTCAGCGCATGTCACTGCTCAAAAAAGAGCCAGCCGCGCCCGCTAGTATTCCAGCCTGAGAAGTATCACCGCGAAGCGCACAGCGCGAGCTTTGGGGATGTTTCAAAATCTCGCATTTTGAACCAAAAAGGCCGCCCGTCTTGTGTCGATAAACCGCTGGTTAAGTTGCAATTACAGGCGCGCAAGTGGTCGCAGCAATACCGCTTGCAGCAAATTGTTGAGACGCCACCAAGCAAAGCACCCGAGGCCAACACCGGCGAGCGTTTTACCGAAAAACTCAGTGGCCGCGCGGTGAAAACCATTTTCGAATCGGCGGCCTACGTGTCTGCGTGTAAGGGGGGGATTCAAAACCTTTGTCACCCTGACGTTTGATAATGCGCGCCGCCGCCGTGTGCTGGATGGTACGGAGTACACCGACGAAGGGCTGCTTTACTCGCCGGTGTCGTTTAAGCGCAACATGGCCAAGGTGAGCTTTGCCGATGGGGCCTATTGCCCGCTGTACGCCAAACCACAAAAGCCGTGGGAAGTGCAGACCGCCAAAACCACCATTGGCGCCGAGGTGTCCGACTTCATCAACGCGCTGAAAAAATTGCGTTTGCGCGGGTTCTCGGCACTGGTGACGGAGCGCGACAGCGAAAGCGGCCGTTTGTATTCGCCATTGCCGCAAGTCAAAGCCAGTGTGGTGCCCGATAATGCCGAGTTTCATTATTTGTGGGTGGCGGAGTGTCCGGCCAACAGCGAGGGCGAGCCCAACCCGCATGTGCATTTGCTGATGGATTGGGACATGCCGCAAGCTTTGTTTCATGCTTGGGCTGCGCGCATTGAGCGCCTTTGGGGCAATGGCTTTGCCAAGCTTGAGCGCATTCGCAAGCCAACTGCCGCCGGCAGTTACATGATAAAAGCTGTGGGGTACGCCGCCAAAGGCAGCAACGCCAATCAAGGCTTAATTCGTGGCAACCGCTACAACCTTGCCAAAGCCAGCCGCGCGCCGGCGTGGGAAGTATTAACCACGTTTGAAGCCGGCAACATGGCCGGCATCATCACCGAATTGAGCCGCAAGCTCGATAACTGGAAAAAGCCGCTTGAGCGCCACATCCGCCGCTGTGAAAAGCAGCGTGAGCAAAGCATCAAAGCCGCCGCCATTGCCAAAGAGCAGCGCGACACACTCAAGGTAAACAAGTTGCTCAACCGCATTCACCGGTTAGAGCAAACCATTCGAGACAGCAAGGCGAAAACCAAAGCCTATGGCATTCATGCCAGCACCACCAATCGCTTTTCTGTCACCTTTGAGAAGAACGCCGAGCGCCGCATTAACCAGTTTTTGAAGTGGGCCGCCGGCGCGCGTGGCTGGTCAATGACAACCCTCTATGACGACATTGATTTTGGACGACATACGCCAACAGGCAAGGGCGCACTATCAGCGCGATTATGACCAATTTTTAGAAAAACAGGCTTATTGGGAGGCCATCAAGAATGAGCCGTTGTGGCCGGAGACGCCACACCCGAAAGAGCTGGAACACCTCACCGCACAGGCGTGGCACCTCTACGAAAAAGCCGCCGTGTTTTACCACTAACGCCCGTTGGGCACTTGCTTGCACTTTGAATTTGTTCGCTAAAAAAGGAAACCGACAACATGGAAAAAGCCAATCAAATCACTGACCAACTGGAGCAGGAAGTGCAAAGCGCCAGTAAAAACCCGTTCGCCGGCAAACTCATTGCGCCGCTGCGTCTGTTTTTGGTCTGGATGCGCTTAACCAATGAGCGCTTGGCGCAATTGGAAAACCAATTGAATGGGGTGGTCAATGGCGAGTAAGAATCCGGTCAAAGGGTTTGTTCGCTGTCATATGCCGAACTGTGGCCAAGTGGCCACGGTTCATGCGGTCGGTGAGCATCGAATCATCACCGAGGGCAACCCGCCGCGCAATAAGCGCAACACGGGGCGCCTGTATTACAACTGCCCAAGTTGCGGTTTTCAGCAAGGCAAAGGGGACGCGGTTTCAAACCTTCATCACCGCCAGCATGCAGCCAAGCCGTGAAGCGCTAAATGCGGTCAGTGAGCTGGCACCAATGCCGGCTGTTGTCCCCAAGCCTAAGCCGGTGGAAGCGGTAAAACATGACACTGTCACGCAAGAGCCCACACCGCCAAAGCCAAGCCCGTCAGGGCTTGAAACCGCAAAACCCTATTTATTGGCGTTGGTCGCACTGGTCACGCTGTTTTTAATGTTCCAACCGAAAAAGGACACCCAAGCTCATGGAAAACCAAACAACGCAAGCGCATGAAACCGAACTTACCCAAGACACCGGCGCCGACTTCCAGACCGGATTTGCCGACCTTGACGCCCTTGATGCAACGACATCTGGCGTACCTGCTGACGATGAGCAAACGGAGGATGCGCCCGCCGAGGCCATCGACAGCGCCGCCGTGGTCGGGATGGTGGAATTCGGCCTGTTTATGTCTGAGCAATACATTGGCAACGTGGCGCAAGTGGACTTTCAATTTGATGCCAAAGCAAAAGAAAAATTCTTAGAGTCGTGTGGCCCGTTGATTGGCAAATATGGCCTCACTTGGCTGGCGTGGTTTGACAACTACAAAGAAGAAATTCTCTTTGGGGTGGCGTCCGTGGGCCTTGCGTACTCAGGCATTAACACCGTCAAGCGCCTACAGCGTGAACAACTCAAACAGGAAGCGGTTAACGATGACAAAGAAACGCAAGCCGCCGCTTAGGCTGCCGATGCCGGTCAACAGCAACCCCGCGCTGAACGCCGAGCATGTGATTTACGTCGGCACCACCGGCAGTGGCAAAACCACCGCCGTGCGGGTGATGGGGCTTGTGCCCAAGAAAAGCCAAGCGGTGTTTTTCGACCCTTATCAGAACTACGCCGGCAAGGTGTTTCAAGGACAAAAGGTGCAAACCTTCACCGAGTTTGGCCCGTTCGCACGCGCTTTGGTGGCATCACGGCGAAAGCGCACCGGCTTTAAGCTGGCCTTGGTCAAAGAAGCCAACGCGGAAAACCTCGAAACCTTTGCCGCCATCGTTTGGAGCTGTGGCGATGGGCTCAAACCGCCTTTGCATGTGGTGATAGAGGAGCTTGCCAGCACGGTGGAAACCACCGGCAAGCTCAAAGGCAAGGCGGGCGAGCTTTGGCGCGGTGGTCGTCAGTTTGGTTTGGTCGTGCATTCCACCTTTCAGCGCACGCAAGAGGTGCCCAAAACCGTCAGCAGCCAGTCGCCAAACTGGTGGGTGGGCGGCTTATCAAGCATGGCCGATGCCAACTACATTGCGGCGCAAAAGAGCCACGATGTGACCGAATTAACCGCCTTGAAAACCGCCAAAGTGAACCAAGGCATTGCGCAATACCTGCTGTTTCGGGATGGCATTGGCAACATCGAACGCGGCGACATTGACTGTCGCCGTTAGCCTTCAAGCCTAATAGGTTAAACCCTAAGCCTATTAGGCTTTACCACCTTCAAAACCGGCGCATTTTTCCCAACAGTAAGGGCGTTTTATCACACCTAACATGGGAAACACGCATGAAACTCAACAAAGCAACGCTCCTGCCTATGCTCGCCACTGCGGTGGTCACCATTGGCATCATCACCGTTATCAACAACGTGTCACAGCTGGCCACCGTGAAAGATACGGTGAACGGCAATAAAGGGTGGTTCTAATTATGGAAATGATGAGCACCCCATTTAACCCTCGTCCACGTGAGCTTGACCCTGTTGAGGGCGTGAACTGGGGCAATCAAGCCACTTTGCGCGTGGTGTCAGGCCCAACCTACCAAAGCATTGAGCTGGTGACCGACATTACAGACCCCGCCGACATTGAGCGCATCACATTGAAACTCAATGGCCGTGAAATCGTTGGCGTCACCGGTCAAGACTTGGTGGACATTCAAGAGCACCGCAAGCAGTACACGCAAGCGGGCCGCTACATCATCCCATTTGCGGATTTGACCGCGCGCACCAAAGCCGGCGTTCGCACCGGTGAGCTGGTCACGCTGCAAGGTGAAATTTGGATGATGTACATCCAACTGAAAGCGAAAAGCGGTGTGGCGGCGCCAATGATTCGCGCCCGAGCGCACACCACCCAAGCACAAAGCCGCCGCATTTACTTGCCGCGTCTGTACTCGCTGACGTGGTTCGCTGCCGCCTCCGGTCGCACGCCGTTTGACTTTGCCGAGCGTAGCCCGTTCTTGTCGATTAAGCGTATCCACTTCAAAGACGACACCATCACTCGCGTGCGCGTCATGCGCGATGAGCGCGAAGAAATCAACGTCTCGAAAGAAGACAACGCCTTTGATTTGGCAGTGGCTAAGCGCGAGCAAAACGCGGGCTGGTTCTCGGTTGATTTCATTCGCACCGGCTTTAGCGTGGAAGGACGCCTGCCAACCAACGCGGCCAAGCAGCTGCAATTTGAGCTGGAAAAATCGAGCGCGGGCAGCGTGCCCGTACTGATTGAAGCCATCGAGCAAGTGGGCGAAATCAACGCCGAAGCGAAATAAGGGGCACTTATGCAGTGGTGGGAAAGCATTTTAGAAAGCGGCGGTGAGCTGATTGGTGGGGCGGTCGATTTGATCAACGACATCACCCCGCAAATCATTCAAGACAAGCTCAACGCCGATGCGGTTAGCAATAAAACGGCCAACCCAAGCGAAAACCGCAACCCGTACGGCGATTATCAACAGCCGAACGGGGATGTGGTGCGCACCACCGGTCAAGGCGGCAACATGCCGCTTTACCTTGCGATGGGAGGCAGCGCGTTACTGATTGCAGTGACGGTTTACCTCGCTGTGAAAAAGGGGTGATGCGATGCCATTTATCCCTATTGCCATTGTCGGTGGTCTTGGTCTGTGGGGCGGCTTTGTGCTCAGTGAGGGCACAAAGCGGCTGTCTTGGCTGATGGTGCTTGCGCTTGTTGTGTGGGCGGTCTTTTCGTTTAAAGGGAGCCTGTTCTAATGCTTGGCAATTTAACCAGTCTCACCGGTGGCGGCGGGTTTACCGGCGGCGCGGCCACGGCCACCGGTCGCAACGAAACCAACTCGGGGCAAAGCGTCGGCGGCATCAACATGGGCGCAAGCCATCGCGGCAGCCTTCCACCAATGACCATTGTGGGCGTGGTGATTGCGGTGGTCGCACTGGTGTGGGTGATGAAGAAATGATTCGCCTTGTGTCAGACCAACCCCAAGCATTGGCGCGCCTAGAAGTGGCGTTTCGTGCTTGCCCTGACGACTTTGACACCCTCAAGCAAGAGGTGGCGGCGGGCCGTGTTAGTTTGTATGAGCTGCACGGCGAGCGTTACCGCGTCACTGTGGCCGGCGAAATTGTCGGTCACTCCTATTTCTTATGGGGCGTGAGTGGTCACGGCGTGGTGCTGGCCATGCGTGAGCTCAAGCGCTATGTCAAAGCGGCGGGGCTGTCGTCTATCAGTGCTGATACGTACTTTCCAACGGTGGCGCGGCTGTGTCGCCGCTTGCACACCGATGAGCAGACTCGCGGGAGTGTGACCCGCATGGAAATGAAGGTGTAAACATGGGCGGAAGTTCCAGTTCTTCAAACAAAACCAACACCACCAACGTCACCGGTCAAAACGCCATTAGTGGCGACAACCTCGGGACGGCGATTAGTGGTGTGAACAACTCCACGATTAATGTCGAATCCACCGATTATGGCGCCATTGAGCAAGCGTTCACGATGGGGCGCGACTTAATCGCGGTGACAGAAAGCATGAACCTCAGTAACAACCAGTTTGCGCAATCTGCCATCGAAACCAACGCCGTGCTGGCGGGCACCATGCTCGAAGAGTTCAGCAGCTCCAACAGTGAAAACTTGCAAATGCTGGCCGGCCTTGCTGGCAATCAAGCCAACCAGAACGCCGAAAACCTCAAGGCAATTAAGGAGCTGGCGCAATTTAACAAAGACGGTGGGCAAGCCAAGCAAAGTGAAATGAATCTCTACTTGCTGTTTTTTCATTGCGGCGGTGCTCGGTTTTGTCACCTATAAGGCGGTGCGCTAATGGAACTTGAATTGATTGCAGGGCAGCGTTTGCCGGTGACGCTTGATTCTGAATGGCTGTATGTCGAGTCGGCGGCGGGCAAAATCACGGTGTTTATCGAATCCACCGGTGAGGAAATTACCCTTATTCCACGCTCACTGTATAAATACACAGGTCGTCGATTTGGGCGCATTTTTCTAAGTGGTGAGGGCGCTTTGTCGTTTTTTGCATGGCGTGGGCGATTTTACCCCGCCCATTGAAGGGCAACAGGTGCAAGTGAGCACCATGCCATCGATTGAACTGGCGCCAGGTCAGCAAGTGGCGGTGAGCGAGCTACCACCGGTCAAGGTGCAAACGCTGCCACCGGTCACACTGGACGCCAATCAAGAGCTGGCCGCGCGCATCCTCAGCTTGCCGGCGGTGACGCTCGATTCAAACAGCCGCATCACGGTTGATATTGGCTCGGCGATTCGCATTTCAGCGGCGCAAATCCTGCGCGTGAGCGAGGAAGCCGGCGAGCGCTTTACCACGTCACTGGTGAGCACGTTCCCGCACACCGTGGCGGCGAATGCAAACCGAAAACACATCCTATTGAAAGCCTCGAAAAGCAATGCGGCGCCAGTTTTGGTCGGTGCGTATGAGCTGGACGCAGGCGAGTCCTTAACCCTTGCCAGCAAAGCCGACATCACTCTGACCGGCACTGCGGGCGATAAAGTCAGCTTGTTAGAGCTAGAGGTGTAAATCATGCCATCGTTACGCGAACAACTGCCCAATGGCAGCAACCGAAACAAAGTTGAGTTTCTTGCCGACTACCTAGACAACCAAGGCGGCGACAGCAGCAATGGCACTACGCACAAACCTCTAAAGGGGTTTCGCTTAGATGGCAGCAAGCAAGAATATCTCAGTGCGCCGGACGCCGGCAAACTCGCCGGTGTTCGGCGTATTACTTTTGATATGTACGCAGAGGAGCGTCATTTGCCGTACATCCGCGACAAGTCTGCAGACCCTGAGCATTGGATGTATTTGGTCGGTTTTGCCTTTCACATGAACCTGAACATTGGTATTGACCCACTGACCGCCACTCGAGACGACTACGTCAGTTTTTTGGGGAGTTCGTCGGGACTGATTTTTGTTGATGGTGAACAAATCCCAACACGAGGGCAGGTTGGGTGGCTGTTTGATGGCCGCAAACACTCGGTAGAAATTGTGTATCCCTACGACAATTCCTTACCCAACATTGGCGGGCGCGCCTTTACTGGCTGCATTTGGAATGTGCGTGCTTATGACGAAGCCGACCAACTGATTTTCCATTTGCCGCTTAATGATGGTGAAGGTGACGCCTTCTTTGATTTGGTCAGCAACCACGAAATGCGCTTACTGCGCATGCCGGAGGGCCAATCTCAATGGATTGACCTGCCGATTTGCCCTTGCTTGGCCGCTGCGGTGTAACCATGCGCGTGCATCTATTGATTCTCTTACTACTGGCAGGAGTCATTTACCTTATGAGCCGACATACCGTGCGAGGCATTCGCAACAATAACCCGTTGAACATTCGCAAGGGCAACGACTGGCAAGGCGAAAGCATTCTCAACACAGACAGCGAATTTGAAGTGTTCAAACACCACAAATTTGGCTTTCGCGCCGGCGCGCGCATCTTGCGTAACTATCAGCGCTTACATGGCCTGAATACCTTGGCCGAAATCATCAACCGTTTTGCACCACCGGTCGAAAACGACACCAAGAACTATGCACAGTTCGTGGCCAAGAAAGTCGGCGTGGGCGTGCATGAATCCATTAACTTGCTCGATGATGAGCGCTTAGCGGATGTGCTGCACGCCATGTCAATCATGGAAGTGGGCCGCCACTACAGCCGCGCGGATGCGATGCAAGGTGTAAAACTCGCTTAGGAGAAAGCAACCATGAACATTGAAAATTCAACTTTGAAAGGCTTGGCGTTGTTGGGCTCGGTCGTGGCCGGCTTTACGGGTTTTGGTCAGCTGTTTAGCGTGGACATTACCCACAACGGCATTGAGCTTGGCGGCGCCATTGGTGTGGCTGTGCCGGCACTGCTCGGTGTCTATGAATCCATCCCTGACCGTTTCAAACCAAGCAAGAAAGTAGGGCGCGCGCATGGAAAGCAGCCTGTTTAACGCGCTCGATGCGCTCGGCTTCTCGCCGGAATCTTTGGTGCTGTTGGCGTTGATGGCCATTAACCTGCGCAATCAAAACCACATCATTAAAGAGCTCGCCAAAGGGCTGCAAGCCGTCACAGACCGCGTGCTAGTTCTTGAGACTGAGCGCAACCGAAGCAACAAAGGATAAGTTTTCGCGAGCCGTGTCAAGGCCACACTATTAAGGATTTACTCAGCGGGTAGGGAATTGATAGGGTGGCTTTGTCTTATACGACAGCTTCAAATTGGCTTCACCATAAGCCACCTTGTAAGTCGAGCCCTACCAATGGGGCTCACGTGAGTTGAGTCTTAATCTATCGGCTCAACTGTCAGGTTATCCACCTGACTCCTAATGTAAGGTCTTGCCGAATCTCAGTGATGGGGTTCGGCTTTTTTTTTGAACATACATTGAAAATGTGTTCATTATCAAAGGTTAAACAAAAAAACAATTTTATTGGATGCTGTATGGTGAGATAATCTCAAATATGAAACCCCAAGATAGATAACTCACATGAATAAAAACGAAAGGTTGATTCAATTTTTTGATGTTGAACTGTACGGAAAAACTAATTCTAGAGGGCTTACACAGCATACTTTTGATTGTCCAGAAGACTTGTGTACGTTGTTCAAAAGAATTAAAAAGTTATTGGAATCAAAACCCTTAACGACAAAACTCACACCAAAGAGTCGTAGCATATTTACTTTATCTCAAGTACAAGAGACGGCAGAACACTGGATATTTCTTGTGCGTCATATTAATACAGAAGCAAAGAATGTCGTTAGGAATGATCAAACAGCATCGTTGGCGACTAGAGAAGAATTTAAGTTTGGTCAAATCGCAGATGGTAAAGTTACTGGTTTAGAAAGTTCATCTCATTTGATTATTAAGAAAAAAGTTAACTCTGTGCGTAAACACCTATGTTTATTCGAGAAAACCGAGGGCTTTAACTTCGTTGATGTTGTTCGGTTTTTCAACATGATCTTTTCTCACATAGTTAAGAAAGATAGCCCGAGTTTCACGAGGGAAAAAGTAAATGAACCCCAAAAGACAATGTTAATTTACCCAAAGTTTGGGTATCTTGGGCATCCATCCTCTAGTTTTCTCAATGATTTAGCCAGTGGAACTTTAACCGAAATTACACTTACTGCTGGACCAGATGTTGTCCATGGGTACGATCAAAGCAAGCACTGTGAGTTACAACGAGCTAGGATTACAATGAGTGTTAAAAAGGATGATATTAGCTATTGGGGAGGGAATCGCAAGTATTTGAATCGAGCGGTTGCAGTGGCTGATTCACTTCAAGTGCCAGAGGTTCGAATTGCTTTCAAAGATATTAATGGTGCTTCACATAGCGCCCAAGTCGATACACGCGGAATGCTGATTAATGCAGATAAGTATGTGAAGAAAACTTTCATCAAAACTCCAATTGAAAGCACTTCTGAAACACAGATTAACTCCGATGTTGTTAACAAAATGCTAGAATTGCCTTAATAAAATATAGCTTTTGATGGAGGCTAAAATAAATGAATTTAATTGCTTACCAACTGTTGAGGCCTTTCGCATATCTCAAAATAGAGCATCGTGATAAGACGTTGTACAATCTATGGATACCAATTGGCCTATCAGTTTTAACAACTGCTTTTGTTTATCTATTCGTGCCACAAAGTCAAGTACTTTCAGAGGGTGGTGTTATCGATGCGATAACAAGCTTTATTGGTAATCTTCCTGGTTTTTTCATTGCAGCCTTGGCTGCTATTGCTACTTTTAATAGGCCAACTATCGATAATGTTATGGGAAATGAACCCCCAGTAATACCAACATATTATGCGGGAGTTCCATCTACAGATATACCTCTCACAAGAAGGCATTTTCTATGCCTTCTGTTTGCTTATTTGACCGCAGTTAGTCTAGTTCTCGTGATTTTTACAAAACTTGCTATTTTTGCTGAGTTGCCCAAATCGTTAGCATTTTTGGGAAGCGAGATAAGAAATATAGGAGCTTTGTTTTACTTCTTCGTCCTTTGGCAAATGATTTCAGCGACTTTTCTTGGATTATTTTACCTAGGTGACAAGCTGCACCTGAGTGAGTAGGCTATTTTTTTTTCGAGGGAATCCACTCCGCTGCTTTCATGCGGCGACCACCTCTAAAGGGCAGTAAGTTCTCTTTAGCTGGATAGACTTTCGGCTGCTCAATGTGGCCGTAAGTCTCTACAAATTGGCGGTGTTCATCCCGCCAATGCACAAAACTCTCCAATTCTTTAGGGCTAAATTCACGGCCAGAGGGCGTGATAATCACAGCTCGTTTCTCACAGACACGAAAACCTGTCCAACGAATATCATTAGGTAAGTAGCCAAGCGCTTTAATCAGTAGCAGTTTTTCAGCCATAGGATTCACAGGCACAGTGCCATCAAGCCAGCGTGAAACCGTCATTTTGTTAACATGAAAGTATTCAGCACCTTGACGAATCGAAGTAAAGTTTTGCCAAAACAGAATCTTGAAAGACTGATGAAACAT